CACCTATGAAGATACTGACCTAGAGCCAACCCAAGAGGTTAGCCAGTACCAAGATGAAAAGGTTCTTTTGTTGACGTACTACGGGTTAGTTCCTCGTGAATACTTGAACAACCTTGAGGAAAACAAAGAGATTGTTGAGTTGTTTCCTGAGAATTCAGCGGCTGAAGACTACACGGATATGGTTGAAGCCATTGTCGTTATTGCCAATGATGGTATGTTGCTCAAGGCTGAAGAAAACCCTTACATGATGAAAGATAGGCCTGTAATGTCTTACCAAGACGATACAGTTCCTAATCGTTTATTGGGTCGAGGTACAGTAGAAAAAGCCTTCAATATGCAGAAAGCGATTGATGCTCAGACTCGGGCTCACTTGGATTCACTTGCTTTGACCACTGCCCCAATGATTGCTATGGATGCCACACGCTTACCCCGTGGCATGAAGTTTGAAGTTAAGGCTGGTAAGGCTATTCTTACGAATGGCAACCCAAATGAGATTTTGTATCCATTCAAATTTGGCTCAAATGACCCTAATAACCTAGCAACTTCTAAAGAATTTGAGCGTATGTTGCTACAAGCTACTGGTACGCTTGACTCTCAGGGTATGGTTAGTAACGCATCCCGTGATGGTGGTGGTATGTCTATGGCTGTTGCCTCCATCATCAAGAAATACAAGCGCACTTTGGTCAATTTCCAAGAAGATTTCTTAATTCCGTTCATCAAAAAGGCGGCTTTCAGGTTCATGCAGTTTGACCCAGAGCGTTATCCCTCTGTTGACATGAATTTCATACCTACAGCTACCTTGGGCATCATTGCTAGGGAGTATGAACAGCAACAATTCATTGGTTTGTTGCAGACTTTAGGTGCAAATACCCCTGTTTTGCCTATTTTGCTTAAAGGAATCATAGGAAACAGCAGTTTGTCCAATAGGATGGAGTTGATTGCCAAGTTGGATGAAATGATGCAACCTAATCCTCAACAACAACAGATGGAGCAGATGCAACAGGAGTTGGCAATGCAAGCGGCACAAGCTCAAATTGCTGTTAATACTACTCAAGCAGAGCAAAATCGTGCTGAAGCCACGAAATTATCTGTTGAAGCACAGTTAATGCCACAAGAAGTGCAAGCTAAGATGAGCGCATCTTTGACTAAGAATCTACCCAATGAAGATGAGGCAAATCAAAGGGAATTTGACAAAAGGGTAAAGATTGCTGATCTCATGTTGAAAGAAGCAGACATCAAAAACAAATCTAAAATTGTTGAATTGCAGATGGCGACTAGCAATGCCAAAAATGCTCAGATGGAAGAAGATTTCCTAAACCAGCTAACTAAAGGACTCAAATAATGGATAAGAGTATCGTTATTGAGAGTTTGCAGTTAGAAAACATGACGCATGATGAGCAGATGGCTGTTTTGGCATCTATTCAGCAAAAGATTAAAGAAACTAAAGTAGAACAGAAGGAACGCGTAGCTAGTAACGTCAATGCTGTGATTGCTGCGTTGAAGAAAATGCAGCAAGACCTTGATGCCAAGCTAGCTGACTTCGATCAGACGATCACCGAACGCGGTCGCCAGATGATTCGCGGCATGGACGGTGCGGCGGGGCGTGATGGCAAGCCTGGCAAAGATGGCGCTATGGGGCCTGCTGGTCGTGATGGGCGTGACGGTCGTAACGGTGTGGACGGTGTGGACGGTAAGGACGGCATCAGCGTCTCGGATGCTTACGTTGACTTTGATGGCAGTCTGGTCATCAAGCTGTCGGACGGGCGTGAGATCAATGCGGGTGAAGTGATCGCCGCAGGTCTAGAAGAGAAGATTAAGCTAGTGACTTCTGGCGGTGCTGGCACGGTGCTGCCAGACCAGACTGGTAACTCTGGGAAAGTATTAGGAACTAATGGTTCTGTTTTATCTTGGGTAGCTGGTGGTGGTGGTTCTGGAACAGTTACAAGCGTAACTGGCACTGGCACTGTAAGCGGTCTTACTTTGTCTGGCACGGTGACCACTTCAGGCAACTTGACGCTTGGTGGTTCAATTACTGGTTTTGCCACAAGTGGTGCAAATACCAATTTGACATCTGTTGCCCTGACATCTGGCACGATTACAACAACGCCATCAACAGGCAATGATATTGTCAACAAAACTTACGCTGATGCAATTGCGGCTGGCATCCACTTCCATGAGGCAGTGTCCTTGGCGACCACTGCGGCTTTGCCAACAAACACCTACAACAACGGCACATCTGGGGTAGGGGCAACACTTACGGCAACTGCCAATGGTGCTTTGTCGGTGGACTCCACGCTCACTATTGTTGCAGAACGCATACTTGTAAAAAATGAAGCTACCCAAGCAAACAACGGCGTGTATGTTGTTACGCAAGTTGGCTCTGCTGGAGCGCCATACATACTGACTCGTGCAACTGATTTTAATACTGTTGGTACTGGAGTCAACCAAATTGACGAGGGTGACTTCTTCTTGGTGACCAACGGCGTTGCCAACTTAAACACCGCTTGGGTTCAGCAGACTGCGCCACCTATTACCATTGGAACAACGGCTATTGTCTTCCAACAGTTTGCCGCACCAACTACCCAAGTTTACCCATCTGGGACAGGTATAGCAGTCGTTACTTCTGGTACTTCATGGGGTACTACGTTGACTGCTCCATCTGGTGCTGTTGTTGGAACAACAGACACTCAAACTTTGACAAATAAGCGTGTGACTTCAAGAGTAAGCACTCCTACTGTTGCTGGAACTTACGCAATAGATACTGACTCGTTTGATATGGTGGTCATCACGGGGCAAAACGTAAATATAACTAACGTAACTACGACAGGCACACCAACCAACGGGCAAAAACTCTGGTTTTCGGTTACGGGAACGGCGGCTAGGACAATATCTTTTAATGCGTCAAACTTTGAATCATCAACAGTAACATTACCAACAACAACGGTTTCAACCAATCGTTTGGATGTTGGTTTTGTTTGGAACGTAGCCACAAGCAAGTGGCGCTGTGTGGCACAAGCTTAAAAATGGCGCAGATTATCCTTACTGGCTCTGGAACGTGGGACTTACCTGCTGACTGGAATGATGCAGACAACGTAATTGAAGTTTATGGGGCTGGCGGTAATGGTGGCACATCTGGAAGTGCATCTTTTTCTGGTGGTGGCGGTGGCGGAGGTTCATATTTAAGGGCAGTTAATGTGCCGTTAAAAGCATCCGATCTTGCTGGAAATGTGTCCGTCAAAACATACGATCTTGCTGTTGGTAACACAGTTTCAGGCTTATGGCAAGGAATAATAGAATATGATTTCGGTGAGCCAGTTTACGGTACGTTAGCACAAGGTGGGGGTGGTTTCAATGCTCCGAATTCCAGCACAATAGGCAACAGTGGCGGAACTCCTCGGTGTACTATAAATGGCGTTAACTACGCAACAATTCTTAATAATGGCGGCCCCGGCGGCTCTGGGCGTTCATCTACAGTAGCGGCAGGTGGTGGCGGTGGTGGAGCGGCAGGCCCTAATGGTGTAGGCGGCGCTGGTGGTACAAACACTTCTACTTTAGGAACAACAGGCCGTGGAGGTGGTGGCGGTAACGGCGGTGGTGCTGGTTCAGGTGTTTCTGCAACAGGTGGAACAGCAGGTACTGGTGCAGGTGCAGGTGGGAATGGCGGCGCTAATACTTTTAGCGGCTCTGCTGGTGGTGCTGGAACATCAGTTTATTCTGGCGGTGGTGGTGGTGGTGCTGGTGATGGAACGTCAGGAACGTCAGGTGGTGCGGGTGGGTTATATGGTGGCGGTGGCGGTGGAAGCGGGTCTGCTACAAGCTCGGTGGGTGGTGCTGGTGCGGCTGGCATCATCATTATTACCTACACCCCAGTCAACGGCAACTTCTTCTTTCTCTTTTAAAAACTGGTCATAAAATAATTGCTTAAAATACGTTAAAGGAAACTAAATCATGGCAACGACAGTAACCCTTAAACCTAATGCAATTGATATTTCTGGCTCTACGTCAGGAACAACCACATTGCAAGCAACTGCTGTTGCTGGCACTACAACTCTTACGCTTCCAGCGGCTACTGACACTTTGATTGGTAGGGCTACAACAGATACACTGACAAACAAGACTCTTACAGGCGCTGTAATGAATGGCACATTGGGAGCAACAACCCCTAGTTCAGTCGCCGCAACCACAATATCTGCATCATCAACTGCAACCTTTGCCGCTGGCGCAGTAGGTACACCATCTATCACTACTACAGGAGACACCAACACTGGCATCTTCTTCCCCGCTGCTGACACCATTGCTTTTACTAAGGGTGGTGTTGAGTCTATGCGTATTGACTCCAGCGGTAATGTTGGTGTTGGTGTTACTCCTAGTGCTTGGAACTCTACTAACTACAACGCATTTCAGATTGGTCGTGCTGGGTCTATTTCTGGTCGTCCAAATGCCAATCAAACTAACGTATCCGACAACACATTCATCGCTACTGGCACAGGCTTTACATATATAAACACGGCGGCGGCATCAACTTACCAGCAATCTAGCGGTGCTCATCTTTGGTTTACCGCACCATCAGGCACAGCAGGTACTGCCATCACCTTCACCCAAGCAATGACGCTTGATGCTAATGGGGATTTGGGTATTGGTACTACAACTCCAGCAACTAAACTTGAAATTGCTGCAAATAACAACGCTGGCCTAGCATTAAATACGCTTCGTTTTACTGATACAGATACCGCAATTAACTCAGGGCAAGAAATTGGCTCTGTTGAGTTTTACACCTCAGATTCAACAAATGTTGGCGTAGCGTCAAAAATCATGGCTGTTTCTGAGGGTAGCAGCGGAGTGTTAGGGCTGACCTTTTCTACTGGTTCATCTGCCACTATTACGGAGCGGATGCGTATTGACTCCAGCGGTAATGTGGGGATTGGGACTACTTCGCCAGCATACGGAACACTAGAAGTTGCACAAGGAAGCGCAGGAGTTGTTTCGGTAATTAACAATACTGTTGGTGCTTGGGCTTTTCGCAAAGTTCGTTCCGATGGCTCAAGTGGGATGGGTATTTACGATGCTACTGGTTTTGGTGTTCCAGCTTTTTATGCCACTGGCTCAGAACGTATGCGTATCGACACCAACGGCAATGTACTTGTTACCAATGCCGCTGGTCTTGGCTACGGCACAGGCGCTGGTGGCACTGTTACTCAGGCTACAAGTCGAACAACTGGCGTAACATTAAGTAAACCTACTGGCGCTATTACTATGTTTTCAGCGGCGGGTTCGGCTACTGCCGCAACATTTACTGTAACCAATACACTGGTGGCGGCAACCGACACCATAATTTTGAATCAAAAGTCAGGTACAAATCTTTATGTTTTTTTGGTAACTGCGGTTGCTGCGGGTAGCTTTAACATTACTTTTTACACAACTGGCGGCACTGCAACTGATGCCCCTGTAATTAACTTTGCAATTATTAAAGGAGCAACATCATGATTTATTTAGCAGCAGTTTGTCACGACATCAAATCAAACACACTTGAAGCCACATGGCTTGAAGAAACAGAAACTGAACTCAAGCGCACCAAGTGCCGCAATTACAGCTCAGAGCAGAAGGATGAGTTCCTTGCTGATTGTGGTGATGAGGGTCAAAAGTATGTAACTTTGGCAGGATGGTAAATTGACTCCTGAACTACAAAAGTATTACGAATCCCGCTTTGAAATGATGGGCATGGAGGGTTGGAAGGATTTGTGCATAGATATTGACAATATGATAGAGTCACTCAATAATCTAAGCATTATTCCTGATGAAAAGACCTTGATGTTCAAAAAAGGTGAACTTTCCATCTTGACTTGGCTGAAAACCTTGAAAGAGGTCAGTGAACGAGCCTATGAGGAATTGAATGAAAAGAATTTATGAATTTGTCTGCGAAAGTGGACACAGAATTGAGAGGTACTGTGATTATGAGGCGCAGGAAACTCAGTGTGAGTGCGGTGGTTCAGCCAATCGCACAATCTCTGCTCCAAGCATTAACTTGGAAGGGTGGTCGGGTCATTTCCCATCTTCATGGATGAAATTTGACAAGAAACATCGTGATAAGTTAGCAGAAGAGCGTAAAACCACAACATAAGCATTTATGCCGTTGTGTATCCTAGAACCCAAAAGTGGCAGGAAAAAGGAAAAATATGTTGATAGATAACCCAGACGAGATGTTAGGTGAGTTAGAGGCTGTTGAAAAGCAGAAACTTGAAACCAGTGTTGAGCCGATAAGTAATGACATTCCCGACAAGTATCGGGGCAAAGAACTGTCAGACATTATCAAAATGCACCAAGAAGCTGAAAAGCTGATTGGCAAGCAAGCCCAAGAAGTTGGTGAAGTACGCAAATTAGCAGACGAACTCATTAAGCAAAACCTTGCTGGTAAACCTCAACCTATTAAAGAGGAAGAGCTTGAAGTAGATTTTTTTGAGAATCCACAGGCGGCGGTTCGTAAGACTGTTGACAACCATCCTGATGTACTTGCGGCTAGACAAGCTGGTCAAGAGTTCAGAAAGATGCAGATTCAACAAAAGCTGGCAGCAGAGCATCCTGATTTCGGTCAGATTGCTCAAGATACAGACTTTGTAAATTGGGTGAAATCTTCACCTATTCGCATCGGTTTGTACGCTAAAGCTGATGGTGAGTTTGATTACGACAGTGCTAATGAATTGCTGAGTACCTATAAACAGTTGAAGGGCGTTAAGGCTAAACAGACTAATGAAGCAGGGGAAACTCAGCGAAAGTCAAACCTTAAAGCGGCAACAGTTGATGTAGGTGGCAGTGGGGAGTCTGGAAAGAGAGTCTATCGTAGGGCAGACCTTATTCGGCTGAAGATGACTGACCCAAACCGCTACGATGCCTTGAGTGATGAGATCATGCAAGCGTATGCAGACGGGCGGGTTAAATAACTTAACTTTTGATTTTATTGGAGTACACAAATGGCAAATACAGCATTTTCCCCCACAAACTCAGTCACAGTAACAACTGCTGACAAATTCATTCCTGACATTTGGTCAGATGAAATCGTAGCGTCTTACAAGAAAAACTTGGTTCTTGCTAACCTAGTTATGAAGATGAACTTCAAGGGCAAGAAAGGTGACACTGTTCACATTCCTGCACCTACCCGTGGTTCTGCTTCTGCCAAAACAGCTACTGATGCGGTCACTTTGATTGCCGCAACTGAGTCTGAAGTCACTGTATCTATCAACAAGCACTATGAATATAGCCGCTTGATTGAGGATATTGTTGAAGCACAGGCTTTGAACTCTATGCGTCAGTTCTATACCTCTGATGCTGGTTACGCCTTGTCTCGTCAAGTTGATACTGACTTGATTCAGTTGGGTCGTACAGCTAATGGCGGTTCTACTGGCGCTCAGTACGGCTCTGCCTTTATTGGTGGTGACGGTACAACAACCTTTGACTACACTGCAAACACCAACGCTGGTAATGCAACTGCTCTGACTGATTCGGCTATTCGCCGTACCATTCAGCGTTTGGATGACAACGATACTCCTATGGACAATCGTTTCTTCCTGATTCCTCCCTCAAGCCGCAACACTTTGATGGGTCTGGCTCG